TATCACTACCGCAAGCAATGCTTGACGCGGTACAGGCACAGGCAGATTCTATTGAAGAATCAAAAGGTATGATAGTCAGAGCGGCTATTAGACAAATGTTTGCAACGCAACAGCTACAACAACAAGGAGTAAACGATGGCTGAATATGATAACACAAACAGAGGTGCAGTATTCTCACCAAGAGACACAACAAAGATGGTACTTCAAGGTAAGATAAACTTAGAAGGTAATGACAGAGATGTTATTGTTGTGAGTGATACAACACAAGCTGGTCAAAAGATAATGAAACTGTATCAAAAGGTTGGTGCTATGTTTACCAATGATAAAGGTGACAACGAGAATAGACCAGACTTCAGTGGCAACATAGATGATTACGCTACCAATAAAGATATGCGTGTATCAGGTTGGACTAAAGAAAAGGATGGTAAGAAATGGTTGTCTCTTAGTGTTGAAGAGAAACGAGGAGTTGCACCACTACCAAATGTTAATCAACTAGACGATGAGATACCATTCTAATTGTCGTGTGTTAATTAATCGTATTAAATAGACCACAAGCTGTGGGTTTTTAAGTAGCTACTTAATTACCCACACACCAAACGGAGGAAACAATGGAAAAAAAATACCCAGATAGTTTAGTTAAAGAAGCACACTTCTTAGCATTTAGTGGTGAAATACCTAACAAAGATATAGCTAAGTACCTAAGATTAACTAAGAATGAATTAAATTATGTACTCTATACTTTAGAACCAAAAGAAAAACCAAAACCTAAAGAACGTACTATCACTGAAAGTTTCTTAGACTTCTTTACTTTGGAGGAATATAAATGACTTCTTCTCAACAAGTAATTGACAGGCTCAAACGAGTAGCTAGTATTATACAGCTAGACGCAGTAGAAAAAAATAGAACAGGAGTTAGAAACAGAGGAGATGAGTTACTAGCTTTACTAATTTTATTAGAAGAAAAATTAATAGACGAAGAAGAAAGAGTTTATTTTAAAGAAGAGGAAGATAACAATGAAAGCTGAGCCAATATTTATGACACGCAGAGACAAAGTATTACACGAAGCCAACCAATTAATTAGTCAAGATAGAAACAATCAGTACGGAGATCCACATATTAATATGCTAATGATTGCAAGAGCTTGGTCAGAGGTACTTGATCATACTGTACAAACGTGGCAAGTACCTATTATGTTAGCACAAATGAAACTAGCTAGGATATCAAGCGGTGGGTACAAAGAAGACTCAATCGTAGATGCTATAGGATACCTAGCATTGGCAAGTGAGATCAAAGATAAAAACGTTTCCGAATTATAAAGACGAGACTTATGTTACAGGGTCGTATGAAAAACTTATCGAGCAGATGGTTGATCATCGAAGCACACTTGGTATATCACAGGAGGAACTAGCAGATAGGATTGGGTGTGCTTCATCACTTATACATAAATGGGAACAACACAAACGAGTACCATCAGGGTTCTTGTTTACGTGTTGGTTAGATGCGCTTGGCTGCGAGATCCAGATCAACTTCAAAAAAACTTAGGCAAGAATCCGCTACTTGTGAAGCATGTGGTGTTGATTCCGATTTATTTGTAGCTATACTAGCTAACATAGAACCTGTCAGGCATTACATTATATGCTTAGACTGCTATCAGAGGGATACATGGCAAACAAAAATAAACTCAAAGGAACTTACCACGAAAACTGGTTCGTCAAATGGCTCAAAGAAATCGGCATCCAAGCCAAGAGAGTACCGCTCAGTGGTGCGCTCGGAGGAGAATACTCAGGTGACATCCACCTTGAAGTCAACGGACGAAAGCTGGTGGGTGAAGTAAAGTACAGAGATAAGTCTAATTTCCCTAGCCCTTTCAAAGTATTAGAAGGCAGAGACATTGCCTTTTATAAGAGGAGAACAGGTACTCCTCAAACCCTAGTCATCATGAGTGGTGATCAATTCAAACAACTAATGGAGTTAAACAATGACACAAATGAATTCAGTTCTTAATCATTTAAAAGATCATAATCACATCAACACATGGATAGCATTTACTGAATACAAATGCACTAGACTAGCTGATGTAATCTTTAAATTAAAAAAGAAAGGTGTAGTGATTGATACAGAAATGAAATACAATGAAAAAACTAAAACAAAATGGGCTCAATATAACCTTATATCTTTAGGTTTAAAAGCTTGAGTTAAACGTATCCTAACTAGGAATGGAGGAACCTAGCTAGGACACTTATGAACATAAACAGGGAGGAAATATGTTCACCACTAGATTAGCTGAAAGTATATGGACAAAGCAAGTAAGAAATCCTAGTGGCAAACTAATTCTTCTTGCATTAGCTAGGTATGCCAACAAGGAATGTATATGTTGGCCTAGTATTGAAACGTTATCTAACGATACTGGTATATCAGAACGTCAGATCATGCGGATAATAAAAGACCTCGAAAAAAATAACCTGCTGCTTGTTAAGAGAGCAGGTTGGAACAAACCTAATGTCTATAAGTTTACATATAGTGACACCATGTCACCCGAACCAAGTATAGATTATTATAATATAGTTAATGGTTAGAGTGACACCATGTCACCATACAAGGAGTACCAATGGAAGACATCAAGAAACACAGAGAGTGGATTGTAATACAAGTAGCTGCACTGCGTGCTAAATTCTATGCACCTAGATTAGAGCCAGCAGTTAACAAAGCTTACATGATTTCGTGGGCTGACACACTACAAGTGTACAGCAAGCAGGAAATCACAGACGCAATGGCTGCTCATGTACGCGAGAGTCCACGCATAACGCCCAACGAGGGCATGATTAGAGAATTAATAATACAACACAGGCCAAGAGCAAAAGCACCACCTCAGAAGCCAGTAGAAGAGAAGCCCAAACTTAGCGTAGAAGAACGCAGAAGAATATCAGCAGATGTAATGTCTACATTCCAACGTGTAGTAAAAAAACCTTGAGGTCAGTTGGAAAATATAATATGATCTCAGTACAAAATGGAGGAAGTAATGGAGAGAAAAGGATTCATTGGAGGATCTGACGCTGTAAAAATTATGAATGGCGATTGGATAGAACTTTGGGAAATCAAGACAGGTAGAATAGAGTCGCCTGATCTTAGTAAAAACTTAGCAGTACAGATGGGTATACTTACCGAGGACTTTAACATTAGTTGGTTCGAGCAAGAGTATCAAAAAAATGTTACAAGCAATCAATATGAAATACTTATGGGTGGTACAGATACTATGCCACCAATTAAAGGTAAACTAGATGGTCTTGTAGGTAGCAATGACATTATAGAATGCAAACATACTAATGCATTTAATAATATGGAAAAGGTTATCTCATATTACATGCCGCAAATGCAGTTATATATGTATCTTAAAAGTGCTAGTGGTTGTTACCTGTCTGTATTCTTTGGCAATAGTAAGTGGGAGTGTGTGTATATTTCACATGATGGTAAGTACATAGCAAAATTGCTTGAAGTTATTAAAGAGTTTTGGAGTTATGTACAAAGCGATACAGAGCCACCGCATACAACAGATGTAATATTAAAACACGATAGCATACCAGTAGACAACATGGTAAAACGTGACGCTAACTTAGACAACGAGTTCATGTCTGTAGCACACGACTACATCGAGCATCAAGGTAGCGCAAAGATGTTTGACAATGCTAAGAAAAGTTTAAAACAAATGGTTGGTCATAACGAAAGGGAAGTATACTGCGACCGACTAACAATCAGGCGCAACAAACGTGGCGCATTAACAGTTCATGTAAAGGAGGAAACATCATGAGCGATAATAAAATACAAGCAATCAAAGCTTTAAACAAAGCACAAAAAGAAATGGGCAAGGCGTTGAAGAACGCCACCAACCCACACTTTAGAAGTAGCTATGCAGATTTACAATCTGTTGTCGAAGCAGTAATGCCAGCGTTTTTAGCTAATGGGTTTGCAGTTACGCAACCTAATGGAGCAGATGATTTAGGTGATTATGTACAAACTAATTTATTACACATAAATGGTTCTTCATTTAGGTCTAGAGTTTACCTACGATTAGGTAAGCAAGATATGCAAGGGTATGGTTCAGCTACTACCTACGCTAGACGCTATGGTTTGCTAGGTATGGCAGGTGTAGCACCAGAAGATGATGATGGTAATGCAGCAGTTGCCTCGTCTAAAAATAAATCAACACAATCCAAAGGGGAATTTTTTACATGAGTGACTATGATAACACCAACACAGGTGCAGCCTTCAAACCTTTTGATAACATGAAGTTAATACTGCAAGGTAAACTAAACCTTGAAGGTAATGACAGAGATATAGTTCTAGTTACTGACACAACCAAGTCAGGCAAAAGAATTATTAAAGCGTATCAAAAGCTAGGTGTAATGTTTGAGAATGATAGCGACAATGAGAAAGCACCTAGTTACAGTGGCTCTCTTGATGACTATGCTACAAACAAAGACATGCAGATAGCAGGTTGGAAGCGAGACAAAGATGGCAGCGCTTATATTTCTATGAAAGTATCAGAGAAATACAGTGACACACCTAATGTTAACCAATCTTTAGACCAACAATTAGGTGACGACATACCATTTTAATTTGTCGTGGGTTTTTAAGTACCTACTTAAGTACCCATATAACAGGAGCGGTGGCCCACCCAAAGGGCAAGCCGCTCCGTATTGGAGGAAACAATGAAAACAATATACTCAAATGAATTACTAACCGAAATACACAAGCTATCAGTTTGGTGGGTAAATAAAGAAGTAGCTAGGTATTTAAAGCTAACTGAAGGACAGGTGCGTTATGCTTTATATAAATTAGAACCTAATCCATTAATTCCAGAAAGACAGAAAACATTATTTGTTCCTGAGCAAGCTGAACAAAAAGTTACTCACACTGAAAGCCTTTTAAATTTTTTTGGAGGTGGAGATTAAATGACTTCTTCTCAACAAATAATTGACAGACTCAAACGAGTAGCTAGTATTATACAGCTAGACGCAGTAGAAAAAAATAGAACAGGGGTTAGAAACAGAGGTGACGAGCTGCTTGCTTTGATCATATTGCTGGAGGATAAATTAAATGAAAGCAACACAACAAAAATTTAAAATATCAGTTGAGCAAGAAATACTTTACGGCAAGCTACTTAAAGAATCAGCTATTGCTATGGGTCAGGTAGGTAGATTGCCAGAGTTTAAAGTCTATCAAGCAACAGACAAATTAAACAATCAGAAAGCACAAGCGTATCAGATAATAAAAA